TGCCTTTGCTTTATTTGTTGGCAATAAACTTGAAAGCATTGGAAAAATTTCTTTTGATGGAAATAATATCTATGAAAAAGTTATGGATGCTGGGAAAAAAGTAAAAGCCTTTTTTGATATATATGGTGGGTTTGAGGCGATAGTTATTGAGCATACTGTATTTATGAATAGCCCTAAGACTGCTGCAGATCTTGCACTGGTTCAAGGCGCTATTCTTGGATCAGCAGGTCAGTCTGGAACTAAAGTAATTGGCAGAGTTTCCCCAATAACTTGGCAAAACTATATTGGAAATAAAAAGATTTCTAAAGAAGAGCAACTAGTTATTCGTGCACAGAATCCTGGAAAATCTATTTCTTGGTATAAGGCTTATGAAAGAATGCTTCGTAAAGAAAGAACAATTAACTTTATTAATATTAATTATGACAGAACAATTACAGATAATGACGTTGCAGATGCATGTGGTATTGGACATTGGGCTGTAAAAAATTGGGATAAGGCGATAGGAGAAAGTAAATAATGCCAGAGTTAAATGCAAACATACCACCAATTGAATGTTATGTACGTGGTAATTTTTTAAGAGATCAAGAAGATAGTCATGATAAATATTTTCCATGCGTCATTTTTGGTGTTTCAAGTATTAAAAGTAGAAGCCCACTATTTCATTTCTTAATGGAAGACGGTGGTATCTGGTGGAGAATGCCAATTAATGCTTTCTGTACAAAACCAGGAGTTCCAGAAGAGCCAATTCATAATCTTGTTTTATGGAATTCTTTTAGTCCATATGTTTCAGTAACAAAGTTTGAGAACTTAAGCAATATGAGGATGTCTTATATTGATAGAACCAAGACAAGCGTCCCTGGAACATATCTATTTACTCTTGACTGGCATAATCCAGAAACAAACATACTAGATGATGGATACTCTGAAAATCCAGGGCAGCATAAGTGTGGGCATGTAATTCAAAGAGATGATGGAAACTTTGCAATTCAGCCAAATAACAGGGTAAGGCTAAAAGAGCCATCATTTGTAACAAAGAAAGATCTAGTTATCCAGAGACTCATTAATACAAATAAGTGGGATGTTGAAAGTTATGACAAGTGGATGCTTGAAGACTCAAATGCCTATGATTATGATGTTATTGACACAGAGGTTGACAAATAACGCCATGGCTGCTAAACTATATACATCAGAAGTCTATATGCGTAAGCGGTATCTTATGGATAAAAAGACTCCAGAAGAGATTGCAAAGGAGTGCGGAGCCAGTGTTGAGACTATCTACGTATACCTTGCTAAATTTGGATTAAGGAAGTCTAAAAGATGAATAGGATAAAGAATATTATATTTATATTGTCATTAATGGCAGCAGCAGGATTAACGTATACAATCGTTACATTAAAAAACATTCCAGAAGCATTTGACTGGAACTTAGAGGAAGATGAAGATGAGAATTATTAAGCATTTTGTAGATGTTGCAAAAGCACTTACACAAAGACTATTTTGTAAGCATACAGAGTCATCAATATCGTCTTGCCCATTTACTGGAAGAACATATACTACATGCTTAAAATGTTTTAAAAGATTAAACGTTGAGGTAACAAAGTGAGCGACAACTTGCATATTACTGTTGATCAGGTAAACCACCCATTTCACTACACATCCGACCCTTCTGGAGTTGAATGTATTCAAATTACTCGTCATCGTAACTTTAATATTGGAAATGCTTTTAAGTATTTGTGGAGAGCAGGACTTAAAGATGAAGCAAAGACTGTTCAAGATTTAGAAAAGGCCATCTTTTATATTAAAGATGAAATAAATAGACTAGAGGGAAAGTATGTCAAGTGAGACGGAACTAATTCAACATCTTGATGAAGTCAATCAGGTAGTAACAGAATACCTTAAAGGAAATGATCCAACAGTTATTTCTAAAGAGTTAGATATCCCCCGTACTCGTGTTGTATCTTTAATTAATGAGTGGAAAGTTATGGCATCTGCTAATGATGCTATTCGTGCCCGTGCTAAAGAAGCACTTGTTGGTGCAGACACACACTATACAAAATTAATTACAAAAGCCTATGAGGTTATTGATGAGGCAAGCCTATCAACAAACCTTACAGCAAAAACTGCTGGAATTAAACTAGTCTTAGACATTGAGTCAAGAAGAATTGATATGCTTCAAAAGGCAGGTCTTCTTGAGAACAAAGAACTTGCAGAAGAAATGATTGAAATTGAAAGACGACAAGAAGTTCTTGTAGGAATACTAAGAGACATTGCTTCAGAGCATCCAGAAGTCCGTGATATTATTATGAAAAGACTTTCTGCTATTGCTAAAGAAGGAGAAGTGATTACTGTTGTCCACGATGTTCAATGATTTTCTTGAAGTATTAAAAGAGAATCACTTTGTTGAAACTCCAGTTGACGTAAAGACATTTGTCCAGTCACCTGACTATCTTGGTCAACCACTTTTATCTGATATTCAATACGAAATAGTAGAGGCAATGAGCCAGATCTATCGTAAAGAAGATCTAATAGAAATTATGGGAGATGTTGAGGGATCAAAACATTTTGCTAAATACACAAAGAATGAACTAATTCTTCAACTTGGCAAGGGTAGCGGTAAAGATTTTATTTCAACAGTAGCCTGTGCCTATGTAGTATATAAACTACTATGCCTTAAAGACCCTGCAATTTATTACGGTAAGCCTGCTGGAGATGCTATTGATATTATTAACGTTGCTGTTAACGCTCAACAGGCTAAGAACGTTTTCTTTAAAGGTTTTAAAACAAAGATTGAAAAGTCACCATGGTTTGCTGGTAAGTACAATGCAAAGGCTGACTCAATTGAGTTTGATAAAGCAATTACTGTTTATTCTGGACACTCAGAAAGAGAATCTCATGAGGGTTTGAACTTACTTATGGCAGTCCTTGATGAGATTTCTGGTTTTGCAAGTGAGGTTGTATCTGGAAACGAACAAGGAAAGACTGCTGATAATATCTATAAAGCATTTCGTGGAACTGTAGACTCTCGTTTTCCAGATCTTGGTAAAGTAGTTTTGCTTTCTTTCCCACGATATCAAGGTGACTTTATTTCTCAGCGATACGAATCTGTTATTGCTGACAAAGAAACTATTGAAAGAACACACACATTTATTATGAATGAAGATTTGCCACACGACGATCCAGGCAATCAATTTCAAATTTCCTGGGATGAAGATAACATTCTTCAATACAAAATTCCAAGGGTATACGCATTCAAAAGACCTACATGGGAAGTAAACCCAACCCGTAAGATAGAAGACTTTAAACTAGCGTTCTACACAGACCTTGGTGATGCAATGATGCGTTTTGCTTGTATGCCAACATACTCATCTGATGCTTTCTTTAAGCAGATTGACAAGGTTGAAAAGTGTATGAACACTAGAAACCCATTGGACTCATTTAGAAGGTTTGAAGAAACCTTTGTACCAGATCCAGATAAGACTTATTATATTCATGCTGACCTTGCACAAAAACACGATAAGTGTGCGGTAGCAATTGCTCACGTAGATAAGTGGGTAAATATACAGGTAATTAAAGACTACGAACAAGTAGCACCAATTGTAGTAGTAGATGCAGTTGCATGGTGGGAGCCAAGATCAGAAGGACCAGTTAATCTATCTGAAGTTAAGCAATGGATTATGAACCTTCGCAGACAAGGTTTTAATATTGGTATGGTTTCGTTTGACCGTTGGCAATCATTTGATATTCAAAATGAGTTGCAGGCTGTTGGAATTAGAACTGAGACAGTCTCTGTTGCCAAGAAGCACTATGAAGATCTAGCAATGATGATTTATGAAGAGCGTGTTTCTATACCAAGAATACCTATCCTATTAGAAGAAATGTCAGAACTTAAAATTATGAAGGGCAATCGTGTAGATCACCCCCGTAAAAAATCTAAAGACTTAGCAGATGCCGTAACAGGTGCGGTATTTGGAGCAATATCACATACACCAAAGAATAATAATACTGAGATAGATGTCCATACTTGGTCTTCTTCAGCACGAGTTGCAGAAAAGGACAGGGGTATGGTAGAATTAAGTAATCCGAAAATGCCTGACGATGTTAGAGATTTTTTGGACGGCTTTAATTTAATTTAATCTTCTGGTCATGGGACCAGATAAACTAACAAGGAGAAAGAATGAATTCATTTAAGAAACTCGCTCTTGCCATGGTTGCAGCCATGACATTGGGCACAATGGTAGCAACGCCTGCAAACGCTGCTGTAATGACAGTTGCTGTAGATCTTGCTGGAACGCCTAATACAACGGCTTCTGTAATTGCTACACCAGCATCATTGCCAGTACCTGCAGATAACACAGTAGATGCTGCAGATGCACTAAAGTTTGTTGCAACAGTTGATGTTGGAACAAGCGTAACAGTCACAGCAACAAATGCAACAATCGTGTCTGCACTACACACAACTGCTGCACCAGTAGGAGCAACGTCAGGATCTTCATCTTTGACAGTTGCAACTGGTACAGGAACAACAGCAACATTTTATGTCTACACAAAGACAACAGCAATTGGTACAGTTGTAATCACAAATCAGGGTACAACACTTACATACTATGTACAGGGAACTGCTGGTAAGATTAATACTCTTACAGTGTCTGCTCCTGCTGCTGGTGCTGCTGGTACAAAGCAAGACATCTCAGTGACTGCAACAGATACATTTGGAAACAAGATTTCTGGTGCTTCAATTGTTGCAACTGTATTTGCTGCTACAGCAACAGTTGATACAGCAACAGTCACAACTGGTATTACACTTTCAGATTTTGGAGTTGCAAAGTTTACTGCAACACTTCCAACTACTGGTACACGCTCACTAATTATGTTTGCGCCAACAGTAACAAGCCCAGTTTCAACAACAACTGCAGATGTAGTTGGTCTTCCTGCTCGTGCACTTGCACCATTTGCAGAGATTGCAGTTCGTGATCTAGCATCAGAACTTGCTGTTGAAAAGGCTGCAAAGGATGCAGCACTTGCTGCTAAGGCAATCTCAGATGCTGCAGTCGTAAAGGCTGCTGCTGATGCTGCTGCTGCTAAGGTTGCTTCAGATGCTGCTCTTGCAGCAGAGAAGGCTGCTTCTGTAAAGGCACTTGCTGATGCAAAGGCTGCACACGATGCAGTTGTCCTTGCTAAGGATGCAACTATCGCTAAGTTAACAGCAGACAATGCTGTAGCACTTAAGTCAATCAAGGATGCTTTCAATGCACTTGCAAAAAAGTGGAATGTAAAGAATCCAAAGGCTAAAGTTACTTTAGTAAAGTAATTAATCCAACAACTAGGGGAGCCATTAATTTGGCTCCCTTTTTTGTTATATTAATATGTCTAACTGAATAATTTGATATAATAGGCAAGAGGAGAGTCCACCACTTGAATAAACTCTTGCGTATATCTACGGTTATTTTACTTGCTTTTGGATGGTTATTTATAGCACCAACAGAGGCTAATTCAGACGACCCTCTAACTGTTGCAGCCCAACAAATTGAAGAACTTAATAATAGTATTGACGACCTTGGATACAAAGATGAGTTTATATCCTTAATTGAAAAAGCAGAAGATAAGTATGACCTTGCTGTATCTGCAAAAGAAACCCAAACTCAAACCTCAGACCTATATGATGATTCTCTTGACGCAGAATCCACGGCACTTGAAGAAAAAGACTTAGCCCAATCAGCAGTAGATGAACAAACAGAAGAGGTAGCCACTGCTTTAGAAAATAAAAATGATGCCTACGATGCCCTTGGTATAACCAATATTAATCTACAAACAGCCCAGCAAGCCTTAAATAGTGCTGGTGGAGCAGGACTGGAATATACTGTTTATACCTTATTAAGAAATGGTAGCCAAGCAGTGACTGGATCTGTTATATGTAGTGGAACATGGAATTCAAATTCAATGCAACTTCCAGTTTGCGGTAATCGGTATGAAAACTTTATAGTTAATTTTAGTGGTCGGATTACAGTACCTTCATGGTTTACGCAGGCATACTTTGCAGGTTACACAGATGACGGTTTTAGAATGTATATTGACGGATCATTGGCCATAGACAACTGGGTAGAGCAAGGAACAACTTGGAGTGATTACTCTCCTGTATATGATGTAACTACAGACAAAACATTTGATGTAGAGATTTGGTGGTACAACGGTGGAGGACCTGGATCTTATCATCTTGGTTGGGGTATTCCTGGAGGATGGACTGGAGCAGGATGTGACTATGCTGGAAATCCAAGAGTATGGGGACAAAACTTTAGTTGTAATTTAAATACATTTTCATCTGGACCTGGAGCAACCCAAGAACAAACAGACGACTACAACGATGCCCTTTCTGCAAAGAACTTAGCACAAGATGTATACAATGACAAACTAAATGTTTATAACCAAGCAGTTTTAACATTAAATGGTTATAATCAAACACTAACTAACAAAACAAATGAATATAACAACTCAGTTTTAAATGTTGCAACGGCATTGCAAAATAAAAATAATGCTGAAGACGCATACGAGCAAGCAATCAATAATGTTAACAGTGCAATTGATGACGCATGGCGTTACTATGATGAACAATTACAAAGAGAAATTCAATCTGCTATTGCTCAAGCAGCAGCCAATGCTGCAGCCAATCAGCCGACCCCAGAACCAAGTCCTGAACCAACCGCTGAAGAGCCACCTACCCCAGAGCCTTCCCCAGAACCAACGGCAGATGAACCACCTACACCAGAGCCAAGCCCTGAGCCTACAGCAGAAGAGCCTCCCACCCCAGAGCCTTCTCCAGAGCCTACAGTAGACCCTACAGACGAGCCTACACCTGAGCCTACCCCAGAAGAACCACCAACTCCAGAACCAACTGAAGAGCCTGCCCCAGAACCTGGACCAGATCCAGAACCAGAAGAGAACCCTTGGAATGAACCAGATGTAGAAATTACTGATGAAGTATTAGCAGCACTCGTTCCTGAAAAAGGAACGGGAACTTCAGAAGATTTATCTGGAGTTATTGCAAACCTTACAAGCAAGGATAACAAGTTAGTTATTCTTTCTGCTGAACAAATTACAGCAGTTAGCCAAACACTAAGAGCCTTGACTCAAGAAGCAAAGGCTGAAGTTGCACAAGACTTGGGTATTAAGCCCTCAGAAGTTGCACAGATTGCTGAGCAAATGAAGTCTAACCCAGCACTTGCAGAAGCGTTTGTTGAGTTCTCAGATAGAGCAGGGGATGCAGGAGAAACCCCAATGCCATTTACATTAGCAGATGCAGTAACAGAAGTACAAACAGAAGCATTCTTAGCAGACCCACTTGGAGCATTATTTGAAGTGGATGTTACAGAACTCCTATCCAATTTTTCTGAGTTGGGTATGGATATGACAGATGATCAGAGAGAGAAAGCGCAAGAAGTAATTGTCCCAGTGGTCATTGCATCACAAATTGCGGCATCAGTAATAAGGAGGAATAAATGAAAATAATCAATAAAGCCATAAACCTGTTAGGGAAAATGCTAAAAGGATTAACTAAGTGGTTTAGAGACGCAGGAATGGAATTAATTGCACAGGCATTCACCCTCCTTGGCTTCTTTATCGCATGGCTAACTTTGACGGGATCAGCAAGAGACATCGTTGGTATTGCAGTATTAATAACAACAGTAATCTGGCTAATCACAATACCACTACGAAAGGAAGAATAATGGCAGTTAAAAAAGTAGTAGAACTCCCAAAGAATGAACACCCACAGAAAGCAATAACAAATATCTTAATGAGAATTCTTGCGGTATTCGCAGCATCAGGACTATCAGTCTTGGGAGCAGGAGCCGTAGTAGGAATTGACACAATACAGGCAGTTATGCTTGCAGGACTCTTAGGAGTGGCAACAGTTATTGAAAGGCTGGCTAGGGCTTTTTTGGACGATGGAAAACTATCATTGGCAGAAATCAATGATGCGTTTAAATCAGTAGACAAAAAGGCTAATTAGTCATATTTTAGGCCTTGCTTGACACCCCTCCTGGGGAACTGGTATACTTAAATATACCTAATCTGGGAGGGGTTTGTCATGACTTGCATCGCTGTTGTTCGCCATGAAGATAAAGTTTATATGGCTGGAGATCGTGGGGCATCAGATGACGGTACTATTCTAGCACTTGAAGCACCAAAGGTTTGGAAGATAGGTCCATACCTTATTGGATATGCTGGATCAATGGACGGAGAAAGAATCCGTTACAACTTTAAGCCAACTGCACCCAACATTAAAGACACAGATAGATTTATGCAGACAAGGTTTGTCAAAGAATTAAAAGAATTTTATAATGAGTTCTGGGTAGACACATCTAAAGATGGAGACCTTGGTTTAATTATTTGTGTTCGTGGACAAATCTATGAGCACAGTTCTGCTGATATGTCTTTATCTAAGTACACACTTCCATATCTTGCTATGGGCTCAGGAGCAGAGTATGCTTATGGTGTTTTGTATGCAACAGATAAGCAAAAAAATGCAAGGAATAGAGTAGTTCAAGCAGTAAATGCTGCAATTAAATTTAACCCATCATGCATGGGCCCAGTTGACGTAGTAAGCCTTTAGGAGTATACTTATAATATGTCTGAAGAGTGGGAAGAAATTTTAAACAATATGCAGGACAAAGACTTAGACTATAGAGAGTTTGAGATTTGGCTTGAAAACGGAATTGAACGGGGATGGGTAACTGAACCGTTCTGTAATACTCATGAGGGTGACCCCTACATGAATGAAGAAGAACAGAAAGAATGGGAAGAGGGCGGAGACCCTTGCCAAGTAGTAATTAAAATCAAAGAAAACTAATAAGGAGAAAAAATGAAAAAAAACATTAAATATTTAATTTTATCCATTTTTGCATTTGGACTATTTAGCATATCTCCAGCAAACGCTGGAGATTGTTCTGAAGAAGATCCATGTGGCACATGGGCAGTAATTTCAGAAACTGGAATAGTTCTTAATATAATTGTTTGTCAACCTTCAGTATGTGGTTCTGGAACTTTTGATAATAAGCGTGTTGTTTTGCAGGTTCCAGCAAATCCAGTAACTCATGAGTCACAGGG